TTATAGGTTATCAAGTTTTCGATTTATTGCAACAAGAGTTTCGCCCATTGCAGGCAATATGCGGGTGTATGTTCGAATATCTGCGACATTACCATTCAATTGAATCATAATATCTCGGATGTCGAAAGTCACATTACGCGTATCCATATTGATCGATCGAAGCAGCTCCATACCATTGACAAGGATGTTCATTTTACCTTGCATGTCAGTAAAGCGACCGTTGAGTTCGTCGCTTGTGTCTTGGGACATTGCCTGAAAACCGCGTGAAGTAGCATTCTGGGTAGATGCCTGATTGTCGGATAGCAGAGAACCTGCCCATCCATATTTATCATCTAAATATTTTTGTAAGTCATCAGCCATTTTATAGGCCTCCTCTTGTTCCTCGGCTGAAAATACCCCATCTAACCAGAACTCTTGCAATTTCTCGCGAATTTTCTTCATGGCTTCGGAAGATTGTATGGCAGATTTAATACTTTCTATTACCATTTGACGCATCATATTCCGAACCACATCTCGTGCGGTTCTTGCCCGATCTTCCCCGTTTGCCCATGCATCGGCGTAAGCTGTTGCGAAATTATCAATTGCAGATTTTAGATCTTCGCCAAAAATTGCATCTAAGGCCTTTTCCTTATTTTCTTCTATTTGTTTATTTATCTCATCAATTTGATTTTCCCATTCTTTGATTCGTTCTTCATCCGTGTCTTTTTTACTACGCTCTTCTGCTATTTGATTTTGTATCAATATTTTTTGCTGTTCGAGTAATTCATTTTGTTGTTCGATAAGTTCAGAAGCATCTGTAGAGTATGCCTCTTCAACGGCCTCCCCGAGTTCATCATATGATTTTTCGAGAGCATCAATTTGATCTTGTAAGCGCTGAATGTTACGTTCTTTTCGTCGATCTCCGCTGAAAAGGTTTATCAGGCTGGTGATAGCCGACACAGTTCCTTGAATGCCTTGAACAATATTTCCAGATGCGAATCCACTCACAGCTTGTGCTGCTCCGCCTACAGCACCTGCAATGTTGTTAATGGAGGCCGTCGTGTCTTCATCTGCTCCCAATGCTGACGCAATAGAAGACACACCGCTTATCGATGCAGCAACGATGTCAATTGCCTCCGCTACTGCTTGCCAGGCATCTTCACGTAGCTTTACAGCTCGAAGATCATCCCCATCTGCAAGTGCCTTTTTATAAGCCTTGAAGTTTGCCGAAATACTTGCGAATGGATTCTTCCGAGTGGCTATATCTGCTGCTTGGTCAAGTTGATCGGTTACTGTTTTCAGATTGATAGGGTCGAGGTCGGCATCTTGGAGCAGTCTGTTTATGTTGTCAATAATACGCAATATCTCACGGCTCGACAAGGCGTCGAGGTTTTGGAACAGATTAATCCAGTCATCGGTTTTCATCAGTTCGTCCACCTTGATTTGTCCGATTTCCTCTGTTTCATGTTTGTCGATTTGAGGAATAAGGTCGGAGCGGCCGTTCTTTGTTGCTGTTTCCCTGTCTTTGGCGTGTTTCTCGCGTATCTTGGCAATCTTATCCTCCATCGTACCGTATTTCTCGACAATGGTATTTAGGCTGGCCGCAATTTCCGCTTGGTCGATCTTGATACCCAAATCGGTCGCTTGCTCTTTGGTGATATTTCCAGCCTTCAGAGCATCTTCTACCCACTTGCGGAACTCCTCGTATTTGTCTTTTATGCCTTTGATGCGGCGATCTTCTTCCGAGAGCGTGTCATCGGTGATCTGCTTGTATATCTTGTCAAGCTCTTGGGCGTATTTCAGTTCTATGGCAGCTCGGTCATCGGCATTTTTTTGCTGAATATTCGATTGCCTTTCCTGAAAATCTTTTGTTTGATCTGCAGTTATGATTCCACCCTGCGCGGCTTTAAGTTTCGATTTATCCTGCTCGAGTTTGTTCATTTCCTCTTTTGTGCGCAAGTCTATTTCGGCCAGCTCTTTCTGCTTGCCATCTTTCAAAATATCGATGCGCGATTGCTGAAGGGCTTTATCATTGGCGAGAATAAGATCGGATAGCTTTTTCTGGGCTTTGGCGGCATCCGTCACCGTTTTGCCCGAAACGCTGTATTGTTTAATTTTCGAATCGTATTCGGCGATTTTGGCGATCAGCTCATTCCATTTCGCTGTCCCTTTCAATGAAACGTCCATCGCTTCGAGAGCTGCTTCCGCCTCCTTCTTCTGTCCTTCCCAATAGGATTTGTTGCGATTGGTTTCTTTTCTGTCTGACCGTAGGGATGATATTTCATTTTGTTTGGTTGCGATTTGAGATAGATTCGACTGTTTAAGCGACTGATAATAATCTTCGCTCTCACCATACAGAGGAAGCAAATACGGGGCTTCTTTTTGCTTATTGCGTGCATTCTCAATTAAACGGTCGATTTCTGCGTTTTGGGCTTTCAGCTCGTCGATATTGCCCTGCAATGTGGCAATCTTGACCTCCGCAGGGGCAGCGTCCCACTCGGCGGCTTTTTGTGTTTCTTTTAGTTCATAGAGCTGTTTGCGGTACTCGTCCAACTCAGCCTCTGCATTTTTATAAGAAAGACTAAGTCCGGCCATTGCTGTCCTATCACCGAATTTCATAGCATCTGCTATCGCTTGATCTAACCTTTTGACCTTTTCGAGGGCGGCATCATACTGCTCTTGCAGATTGTTCTCCTTGCGTGTGTCGTTGATGTCGTTGAGCTCCTTTGTAAGATCGATAAGCGACAGGAGCTTGATTTCCTCCTCGCTGTACCGCTGCAACAGTTCGGGGTAGAGACGTATCAGCTCCTCGTAGGCTTTGCGCTTGGTGTAGGCCGTGCTGACCTCGTCCTGCATGGTCGCATGCAGCTGCTCGGCCTTATTCTTCTGTTCATCGAGCTTCTGATTGTAGGCGTCGATGGCGGCGTTTACCTTTTCGTAGGCTATCTCCTCTGCGGATTTCGCCGTGATAATCTTGTAGAGTGTGACGGCAAACGCGGAGGCGGCCGCAGCGATCAACACATAGGGATTCTTCATCAAAGCCGCATTCAGTGCCTGCGTCTTCTTGGTCAGCGTTCCCATTACGGTTTGGAGGGTGGAGAGACCGAAAGCGTGGGCGAGCGTTACCGTCCTGTGTACCCTTTCCGTTGCCGTCAGGACAACCAGAGCCGCCTTATATGTACCATAGGCGACGACAAGCTGGGCGACAATGTCCAGCACCTGATTATAGTTCTCGACGAGTGAAATCGTGCCTTTGAGTGCACCTGCAATGATGCCTTCTTGCGACTTGCCGAGGTCGTTGAACATCATGTCGAGAGCATCGCCGAGATTGGAGATGAGGCCCGTAATGGTTTTGGATTGCTCCTGCATGAGGTTGTGGAACTTCCCGCCCTCGTTCGTCATGCTTTCAATAGCCTTCTGCACCTCTGGAAAGCCTATTTTGCCTTCCGTGACCATCTGTGAGATTTCCGCGCGGGTCTTGCCGAGTTGCGTTGCCAACTCTCCCGCGAGGTCGATGCCTCGGCTTTGGAACTGCATTACGTCACGCGTGTATAAACGCCCCTGTACGGCCGTCGTGCCGTACAACCACGTGAGGTCTTGCAGGTTCAGTCCCAGACCGGCCGCAACATTACCGAGCCGAGTCAGTGTGTTGGTAATATCCTCTGCTGCGAATCCATATGCGAGAAGCTGGCGGGCGCCGCTGGCCACGCCTTGCAGGTCAAACGGCGTTTTGGCGGCCAGTTCGACCATTTGTGACATCAATGCATCAGCCTTTTCTTTACTTTGGAGCAGAGTTGCGAAGGCCACTTCGAGCTGTTGAAACTCGCCACGAGTTTGCGCGATTTGTTTCACCAGCCCCGCAAGCGACACTCCGACGCCGATTTGTCCGAGGGTGGTAGCCAGGCGACGCATTGCAATATCCATACGGTCGGCGTCCGTCACGACACTGGACGTTACGGTTTTGGCCGTTTTCTGAAGTTCACGGAACTTGCGAATTGCTTCATCGTTATCTATGACTACGGTAAGGTTTATACTCATAATACGATGACGGTTTTATCTTTATTGATTTCTACCTTTGATCCGCTGATGTTCACGACTTTTATTACGGCATAATTCGAAGCGTTGATTGTGGCCGAGGCTCCATGCATAAGAATGACAGTGTGGACGAAATCTACTCCCGAGGCTTCTATTTCAGCCGACGTATTGCCGACTAAGCAAATGTATTTTCGCTTGTCGAGCCTTATGCATCCGCAATCCACATACATGTTGCAATCACTCACTTCGTTTTTGTGAGCTTGAAATATTCCCAGCGGAGGGAAATTGTTTTTATGGCAAAATTCAAGTCCTTGTGGCGTAAAAAACAGAGAGGTCAGGGAGTGAAAATTTTTCACTTTGTCCAGTCGTTCGCAGGCGCCGAGTGCGGACGCGGATTTTAGGATGTTGTCAAGCATATAAATTATTTCGTTTGTTATCGTTTGCCTCCTGCCATCAGAAGAAGTGTGTTCATTGCATTAGGATCGTTCATGTCAATTATATCGGGAACTTTTGATTGTTCATTGTTGGGAATATTAGTTGTTGATTTACTTTTACAATCCGTTTTTAGAGCGTCGGAAATCATAAGCTGTACGTTAGCCCATGAAATCCCCCAAAGAATATATTCAAGAGTCCAATGATAGCGGTTTATAAGATTATCTATTTGTCCCCAGATACTGCGCCCTCCGTAGTGGCTATCCGCTCCGCTGTTGTCGTTGGGGAAATCATTACCCGCAGCGTTCTTACCAAGCGAATAGCGTTCATAAAATCCGCGTAGTAGGATTGAAATACGATGGTGGACAAAATGTTTGTAAGAGCTGTTGTATCCATTGTAGGGGACCAGTATATAAGTTTTGTCCGCTCTTTTAGCATATCTTCGATTTCTTGTTGCGTCCGAAGTGTGGCGATAGCGATTATTTCGGCCACCTCTTTTGATTTTTCGGAGCATATGGTCCACATACGTTTAACAGCACCCTCCATCTGTTCGTCGTCGAAAATCAGATCAAGGTCTATTAGTCGGCGACTTATCATCGCGAGTCGTCCGAGTTGGAGGGGGTATAGGTAAAGGGTTATTTGTTCTTTGTCATTGCCTTCAATCTCGAACGATTCAATTTTTTCAGTCAGTGTGTCAAGTGCACGTTGTTCTGTAAGGCGGCCGACTTCTTCTTTTTTCATATTATAAACTATTGTTTTTGCTCCCGCCCCGTCCTCGAGACGTGATGCAAGTCGTCAGCTTTCCAGCGGGATAGAGAATTTACAAAACGCTCTTGGTATATTCCGGAGTTGTAATCGGCCACCAGGAATAACCACCTTGTTCCGGAGCTAAAACTTTCGCAGATACTTGAATTTGGAGCGGGTCGGTTTTATTGATTCCACCACCCAATGTCGCTACATATTTTAACCTTGCAAAAGCGATGGAGCCTCCACTTTTGGAATCGAATACGAATGCTTTTACTCCTTCGTAAATCTCGCCTTTTGCAGGTTCTGTAGTTCCGAAGTAAAATTCCATCGTGTCGTCGTCAAAATCTACGACATTCCAAGTAACTTCTTTTGTGCCTGTCGTTTCGTCGATTGCAGAGTAAAATGGGTCTGCTTCTCCTTCCCGATAAAAATCATTACTGGAAGGTATCGCGAAATTGGTGGAAACACCACCATTATAAGGCTGACTGATTTTGGTGAAAGCCTTCATTAAGTCGGCAGCCTCAGCGTCTTTTACTCCTTTCGGGAGAGGATTACCTGCATGAACGGCTTTCAGTCCGATTATTTGTCCCATGTTTAATATTTTTTAAGTTTTACTTTGAGGTTTGAAAATGTGTAGGAGATCCCCTCCTCACTAATAAGAGTTTCATCGCTCACATCAAAGAACCAGCGTTCGTTGATAGGGTAGTATCCTAGTGAATCGAAAGCGAGACGAGTTAGTTCGTTCAGACGGTTGCGATCGGGGTAGCGTTGCTCTTCACGACCGATTGTCGGTGTTGTGTCCGGTACATAAATGTTTACATTTACGGTTGCCACCTGCGAATCTCCGACGACATTTGACAATGAGCCTACGACGATAAATTCTCCCGAAGGATTATTCGGGTAGTGGTCCGCATACATCATCGGCACGGTCTTCCCTAACAGCGAATCCCGGATGCGATCCCAGACGAGTTTGAATATTTCCGTAGAGGTCAGGTTCATCGCTTTTTCGATTTTAAGAATCGAGCGAACTCCGCTTTGAGTTTTTCAGCAGTAGATTCCACCCAGTTTCCCGACCCTTCGAGAACGTCGAAACCTTTAGCCTCGACATATTTCGCGTATTCCATACCGGCTACCCATACGAGATATGTTTTGTTAGCGGGAAGTTCACGGGCGACAGACCGGGCATGTTCAAGCCCTTTGGCATGAGCTTCATCGGCACCTTTGTTCCCTTTAGGATTGCCGTCCGGTCTGACACGGCGGTTATACTTGAAAGATTCAGCAATGATTCTTCCGTATTGTACCACAACATACCCGATGGAGTTGCGTAGGTTACCCGTGTGATCGGTATAACTACCGTGTTCGCGGGCGTACTTCACCACTCTTTCCCCCAACGCCGACAACCATTCTACAGCTTTTCGGTCGTACTCTTCTTTTGCTCGCGCAAATTCAAGTTCCACCTCACGCCAGTTGGTACACTTTACAGCCATAATCTCGTGTTTTCGTAACGTTGTCCGCTTTTGTAGAATCCCTGTACCGGATACGACGCCGTGTCCTTGTCTTTCGGTTTGGCCTCAGTGCGGAGCGAACGGTCGAAGATGTTGAATCCTCGGCTGTCGAATATGCGTACTTTCGTCCCGATAGGAATTGGCTGTGTATCTGCAGGCATCGTAACCTCGAAAGAGTAGAGGAAGGCATCCCCGTTTTGCCCTTTGATTTGCTGTGCTCGTCCATTCTGACGGGCATTGCATCGTCCGATGACACGCCATTCATGCGCACCTTCGATCCACGAACCATCAGGATTTTGCGAGGCGTCCTCCTCGTACCACATTTCGAGCGTATAGGGGAATCTTACCATTGGTCGGAAATGTCGGTAATTTTCGATCGAGTATCGAACTCTTCGGCAATATCGTCCAGCCCGTTTTCCTTTGCGATATGGAAAATGCGCTTTTCCAGTTTGTCCGTGTACGACAATGAATAGCCCCCGTTGCTCTCACTCGCAAGAACAATGAGATTTCGCAGAATGGCGATTGTGGCTTTTGCCACGCTAATTTTATCGGTTACCGTATAGTCTGCTTGAGTGTCTATTCCCTCGTCAATGCAGGCCTTTTCTTTGAGGAAAGGATCCACATCGTAAGGATACAGACTTGCCGATATTGCCTCGAAATTCTTCATACAACTACGATTCTACGGTCAGCGAATAGATGCCGTTGATTTCGGTGATAACCGGAAGTGACAGCGACTGTGCTTTCGTGAACTCTACGCCGTTAGAGTTGTCGGTTTCGCCCTTGCCCCACTGTGAAATGCGGATGCGTCCGTAGTTAGAGTAGGTGACACCCGGCTCTTGCCGCAGCTCGTTGTCGGCATAGGCGTTCTTGATGACGCCCAGTTTGCCCGCAGGTACGAACACGAGGTTCTTGTCGTTCCACGGCGAATACTCCGTAAGTTTACCGTTATCCTGAATACGGGTCATGCGGCGGATGACTTCGAATGTCGGGAATCCGTTCGAACGCATAAACTCGTTCAGGTTCGCCAGCAACAGCGGTGTGGACGACTTGTCACTACCGAATACCGCCAACTTCATCTTCTTGTTGCGGAGGATATACGACAGGCGTTTCTGCGAGAGCAGAATGCGGTCGAACGTAACTTTGTCCTGTGCAGCATCGAGGATGGCTTGAATATCCTCCAGCGTATCGACCGTATCTTTATTGCCATCCGTCCATAACGTTTTCGCGGTGGCAATGTTCTCGCTCGGCATTTTGTAGTCGATCGTACCGCGCACACCACCCTCTGGGTTATTGGACGCGTCAAACGTGAATACGCCTTTGTTCGACAATGCTCCGAGGAAGATGATGTCCAGTTTCGATTGCACGGAGTTCACGACCTTCGTAACATTGTTCCACATCAGATTGATGAGCTGCTGTGTCTTGGCCGAATCGGACAGCATCCGCGAATCGAGAATCTGCAACACCTTACGATACTCTTCGATAGGCATCGAATAAGACATCTGGTGGGTTAATACCTTCTGCTTGATCGTTTCCAGTCCCTCGGTTCCCATGATAGGCTCCTTACCTTTGGAGTCGAGCGTTGCAGCGGCGACGCTCAAATTGTACGAGCCGATCAACTCCTCGAAGTTCAGTCCGACGGTGGGGGTGTCCCAGTCGAGGAATCGCTCGTAAATATTTTGGTCGAATAGCCGCTTACGCAGTTCAGAGGCGGCATCGATGCGAATCTGCACCTGTTTAGTCAGTTCGCCGAAAATGGATGAATAAAATACTTCGTTCATTGTTTACCTCCTCTTTTACTGTCGTACATACTTGATTTCGGGGTTGTTCTTCAGGCTGTAACCCTGAAGCCATGCAGCAGGGACGGGATAGGCTACATCCTTGAGGATGATACCTGCATATCCGGCCGATACGGTCTGGAATCCGTTATTGGCGGAATAGACCATGTCGGTTTCGACAACTGCATCAGGCAGATTGTCGTCCGAGAGGACATCTACGCCTTCAGTCGCACCCGTTACGGCCGCTGCGAACGTGATCACATCGTAATCTGCATTTTTGGTATCAATGCTTTTTACGGTCGAATTTGACTCGCCGACCTTAACCGCATCTCCTACTTGGAGCATGGAACCCTTCTTGACATGTGGAGCAGTGGTTGTGCCGCCCGACAGAACACGTGCACTCTTGCATATGGAACATTCCATGTTGTCGAAGTCGAGCTTGATCGGCGTACCTTTGGGAATCTTTGTCCCTTCGGGATAGGTTCCCTTCAGTTTGAAGTCCCCCGGCAATACGGCGAACTCACCGCGCCAGAATATGGGGAAACCGCCCTTTACTTTTGTTTTTTCAAATACGATTGCCATGATTTTACGTTTTGGTTACTCTTTGTCCGGAAGTGTTTCAGCCCACGCCTTTGCGAGTTCTTTGCCCTGCGCTTCGGGCGTGGACATCGGGAATCCCGAACCTTTCCCTTCCAGCCCTGCGGTAACCAGATTTTTCTGCACGTTTGCGAGGTAGTCGCCGATCGTTTTTTCATCTGCATCGTCGGCGATGACGAATCCCTCTTTCATGCGCCACTCCGGAATACCGAGTTCTTTTGCCTTTGCGGAGATGAGATTGGCCCGGTCGTTCTTGGCCTTTTCAGCTTTCAGAGTATCGCTCTCCGCTTTGATGGCGTTGTAACGCTCCTCCTGTTGCTTCTTGTAGGCTTTGAACCACGCAGGTTCCTCATCGTCGGGTTCGTTTTTTTTGCCCTGCCCGCCCCCATTTGCAGGAGATGCCTCACTCTTTGCCTTGAGTTCGTCATACAGTCCTTTCAGTGCGTTGTACTCGGTGCGTGCACGATCAGCGTCAGACTGGAAAACTTTAAGGAAAGGTTCGACCCCGCTGACTGCGGTTTCAATTTGCGATTCATCGGTGACGGATTTTTCCAAAATGGAGGCTACTCCGTCGAGAGCCTTCGCTCCGAACCCCAAATTAGAATACTTGGTTTTCAGCGCTACGAGAATTTTCTCTTTCATGTTTTTTCGTTCTATATGGTTTCGAATAAATCATCATATTCGCACAAAAAAGGTCTGTCAGCCGACGCCAACAGACCCACTAACAATTACATGAAGGTTATATCGTTCTGCAACTGGTGGGCTGCGACTTCACAGCCTCTGCGACAAAAGTCAGTATGTTCGGCACATTATGCAAATTATTTTAAGGAAAAATTCGATAAAAAGAGGAGAATAATTCTCGCCGATAATTGACTATTTTTCGGCTAAAGATTCTAAATTTTTCTTTTGATTATCTGGTATATCTATATCCGATGACCTTTTTCCGATTTCAGCCGCTCTATCTCTATTTTTGGATCTTTGATACGTGGATTTTGGTAAATGGCGGTTTCTTGGCTCATTGTTCCGGTGTTAATGGATTTTTGGATAATGTCGAGCGTGTCTGAAACATTGTCCGGCATAGGTGTCGAGAACTGGTAGCCGATTTTGAGTGCTTCGAGCTGCCCGTTGAGCTTTAATTCAGGATAAAGTACACCGATGACAGCTTTTACCACATTAATTTCCCGATCAATCATTGCTCCGTAGTAGTCTTGGTAGTTTTTTGCCTTTAACATCGGAAAAAAGAACATATATTCCCAGCTTACACCGCTCGGAATTTTCATTTCCTTAATGACATCCGATGCTGGATTTACGGAACAGGTCATGCCATAAATGAATGAATCGAGTGTGTCGCATTCCCGTTTCCGATTTTCGGGAGCAGAATCGTATGTCAGATAATAGACTTTTCCATTGTTTTGTGTTTGGATGATTTGTGCCGGATCGTCGGGATTGAGGGAGCCATCCACAATGCCTTCCCCTACCACTTTGGGATTGGCAAAGTAATCGTTCATATCAGCGTCCCTGCACTGAATATCTTCCCGACGTTCGATTAGTTTTTGAACATCTGCCCATTCTGGCTCCTGTCTGTAAAGTAAAACCGGGATTTTCCCGATAAAGTTCTTTTCCGGGAGGACTTCCCACCCGATTGCCTTTTGTGTACAACGAAAGATAGTTTCATCTGTATAAATGTCACAATGAATCTCGTCGTTTCCCTCGTCGTCTTGTATGGTGAATTGGCGGATAAATAGCATTAGCCGTCCGAAATCGTCGAATTTGTAGTATATGTCGTCCCCGAGCGATTTTGCGAGTATCTTTACCATTACCTGAATTTCGCCATTGGTTGATAGGTAAAGATGATATAGTTTAGCACAAAGTGTTTCTGACCCGGCTTTCATTTTACACTCACGGATATTGGAATCAAAGCGGGTATCTTTTAATATTTGTAGAAAACGACTGTAGGCATCTTCTGCTTTGCTTTTTCGATTAAGTTCTCCATTGATACTGGTTTCTATTACATCTGAAATATCTGAGAACTGGATAGGAGAGCCGAACAGGAAAGCCGTGGCTTGTAGGTTAATGACTTTTTGGAATGGGATGGGTAATTTAGCTGTGATGATGTCCGGTTTGCCTTTTCGATGACGATTCGGGCGTTTAGTCACTTCGTGTTTCGTAGGATCGTATTCTGCAAGAGCTTTGGTGATTTTATCGTTGCAGGTCGTCATTTTACTCAACAACCGGGAGATGTCGCCGTTCTGTATGAGCTCGACGAACTTCTGTTTGCGCCCCAAAACCGCGTTGAATTGATTGGAGAGGGCTTGAGTGATTTGTTTGATCGTTGTCATATTTTATAGTCCTAAATCTTCTTTTGAAAGCGGAATTATTTGTTTGTAGTCGAACCATACCCGCATCAGTAGCGCATCCCTCCAGTCGGGAGAGCGTCCGATGTCCTGTTTGATTTCGTCTTTGGGTTTCAGGAACAGTTTGCGATCGTTGTCCACATTCCAGGTCTGGAGTTGTTCTAATTCTTCGGTAATCTCGTCTTTTTGACCATCCGACAGTTCGCAGTCGAAGGATATAGCAAAAGAGTTGATCTTATTGGCCAGCTTGTATCCGCATTGCGTCTGGAGGTTCGAGAAATTTTCTCCGTTGAGACATTGCGAGTTATTGACGAATCCGCTAATCCGGCACATATCGACCACTCCGCCGCCCACTCCGTCTTCGTCAGCGATGATCCGATAGCGGGGGATGCGGTGTTTGGCGGCCAATGATTCGATGCAGGCGGCTATTTCCGTAGTGGCGCTTCGGTCGAACGACACCTGTTCGATGATCGCCCAGCCATCCCATACGAGGATTCGCGCCCGGTCGGAACCAAAGCGGGCAATATCCGCCGTGATGTATTTGATGCCGGTACGGGTGTGAATTTTAGGATAGAATATCTCACGAATATTATCATAGGAACATAGGGCATTTGGATTGTCGTCATAGTCCCAGTTTCCCTTCAGCAATCGCTCCTTTTTGACCTTATCGGTGGTAGATTTCAATGCTTCTATATAATCCTTTTCAATGAATGGATTGTCTTGTACAAGTGCGGCAAGGTATATTTGGTGGCCCGGGAGCGTCCCAGCTTTCGCTGGTTTGTAGAATGTTGAGTGCATCCAGTTCTTTTTCGGATTACAAGAAATGAACAGTTTGCGTAGGATTCCGTATTTGTCGTTCAAATGACGCCCGATGCGGGTTTTGAGTGTGTCGTAAGCTCCAAAGTTTACTTCGCCTCCTTCCTCAATCCATCCTCCGGTGTATTCCACTGAACCATAGCGCTCATAGAGCGGATCGGAAGGGAGATAACGCAGATCGAGCAGGTCAATCCTGCTGTTATTGGCAAATTGAATGTAGTGGTCTTGTCCGTTATATTTGAAATCTTTGTCGCGCTTTATACCGTATTGGGTACACACCTTGAAGAAGGTGATAAGCGTAGATTCTCGAAGGCGCTTTAACTCTTCGCGCCCGATAAACCATTTTGTCCCTGGATAGCATAGTGACATAAAGACTAACCAAGTACAACCTGTCCACGATTTTGCGCCTCCGGCGGCTCCGCCGTATAGAAATTCCGTATGGGTTTTATCGGTAAGGATGCACAGCGCTTCTTCCTGTTTGACATGATGCCCTCGTTCCGACAAGGTAATAAAGTCGAAAATTCCCCTACGGAACATTTCGCATTCGATTTTAACTTGGTCTGCGATAAGTTTATTTATCGGATTTACCATTGGTTGCTTTATGGATTAGGGCGTGCGCTGCGAGTAGGTCGGCATTGGATAATCCGGAGTAGTCCATAGTGGTATTGATCTCAATGGAATTGCCGTCTTTCCCTGTATGTTCTGTTTTATCCGGTGCATTATATCCGAGCATGCGATTGATGGTTTCGATGGCTTTGCTCTTGTCCATCAATTCTACGACGGGACATCCCGATCGGTCGATTTTTATGGATTGGATCAAACGTCGCTTCTCGGGAGGAAGTGATTTCAGGTCTTGAAATGTAATGGACGAAACTTGCCGGATACCGAACTCGGTATTTTCTTCAACCATATCGGCATTGACGAAATCAAGTATGTCAGCATTGATAATCGAGAGATTGAGCCGGACGATTTCCTCTTTGGTAATTAGTTCTTTCTTCGATAATTGAGTTTGAAGTTCTTTCACCCTTGCCGCAACCTTGACGTCTGCAAGAAGTGACGACGCTTTTTCCCAGATAGATTTGTCTGTCATTCGGGAACAGTCGTATGCAAAGCGATACGCCTCGGAAGCGTTACCGTATTCGAGGTACTTGTTGCAAAACTTCTCCTGTTTGATCGTCAGCTTTTTTGCATTTGCCAT